TTAAGCGGCCCTCCGGGGTTCCGATCTGACGGTGCGCAGGTCGGCGACCAAATCTGTGAGCCCCGCTGTCCGCAACCGGATGTCGGCGCCGTCGGGGCTGACGTCGACCCGCTCCACGAGCAACTGCACGATCCGCGCCTGCTCGGCGGGGAACAGCTCATCCCAGAGGGGATCGAGCCGCTCCAGCGCCTCGCGGACGTCGACCTCCGAGATTTCGCCCATCGATTTCGCTGCGCGCCATGTGCGCACGATAATCTCAGGGGTGCGCAGCAAGCCGCGCAACTGGTCGACGACCGCGCTCTCGATCTCGGCCGCCGGAACCCGCCGCACGGTGCAAGCCTCGGCATCACGTTTCAGCACATCGGTGGAGACGTAATAGCGATAGAGCTTGCCGCCCTTGCGCGTGTGGGCCGGCGTCATCGCCCTGCCGGTCGGCCCGAATATCAGGCCCTTGAGCAAAGCCGGCGTCTGAGCCCGGGTATGTGCGGCTCGTGCGCGCGGGCTCTCGCGGAGAATCCCGTGCACCCGATCCCAGAGGGCGCGATCGATGATGGCCTGATGCTCGCCCGGATAGGCCGCGCCCTTGTGCACGGCCTCGCCCACGTAGACCCGGTTGTTGAGCAGCTTATAGAGATAGCCTTTGTCGACCAGCTTGCCCCGCTTGCCAGTAATGCCTTCTGCCCTGAGCGCGCGCACCAGGGTGGTTGCCGAGCCTATCTTGGTAAAGCGCTCGAAAATAATTCGAACGGTCGCCGCCTCGGCTTTGTTGATGACGAGCTTGCGGTCCTTGACGTCGTAGCCGAGCGGAACGAAGCCTCCCATCCACATGCCCTTCTTGCGGGAGGCGGCAAACTTGTCGCGAATACGCTCGCCGATAACCTCGCGCTCGAACTGCGCGAAGGAGAGCAGGATATTGAGCGTCAATCGTCCCATCGAGGTGGTGGTGTTGAATGACTGCGTGACGCTGACGAAAGTGACATTGTTGCGATCGAAGATTTCGACGAGCTTGGAAAAATCCATCAGCGCGCGGCTGAGCCGATCGATTTTGTAAACCACGACCACGTCGACCCGCTGGGCCTCGATATCGGCAAGCAGTCGCTGCAGCGCCGGACGCTCGAGCGTTGCGCCGGAAATACCGCCGTCGTCGTAGCGGTCGGGAACAAGCAACCAGCCCTCAGCCTTTTGGCTTGCGATGTAGGACTCGCAGGCTTCCCGCTGAGCGTCGAGTGAGTTGAACTCCTGCTCCAGGCCCTCTTCGCTGGACTTGCGGGTGTAGACCGCGCAGCGGAGCTTGCGGACGACCGGCTTCTTCATGACGATGCCCGCCGATTCTTGAGGCCAAAAAAGAGGAGCCCATTCCAGCGCGTACCGGTGATCGCGCGCGCGATGGCGGAGAGCGATTTGTACGGACGGCCTTGGTATTCAAAATCCTCGTCACGCACCGTGACGCAGTGCTCAACGCCCTGATACTCGCGAATGAGCCGCGTGCCGGCGATCGGGCGATCCTTGGCTGGTTGGCGACGTCGCGCTGGATCCCCGCCGTCGAGGTCTTCGGCGATGGCCGCGAGCCGCTCGATCGTCTCGCGCTTGAGCCCGCCGTAGGCCAATTCCTGGATGCGGTACGCGAGCCGGTGTTCGAGGAAGCGCCGGTTGTAGGGCGGCGGTTCGGTTTCGAAGAGATCGCGCCATTGCTGCTTGAGTTTGAGAATGGGAAGGGCGTTCAGGGCCGCCACCCGCGCCAGAACTGTATCGGTCAATCCGAGCCTCCATGAGCCTTGAGGGCGTCGGCATGACCGCTCTGGTGGCCGGCACAGTCGAGCGAACTTTCTCCGGAGTGGGCAGATAAAGGTGTGGACTTCCGCGCCTTCAACCGCATGAGGCCGGCCGCCAAAATCTCGGCGATCTCGTCGAGCCGCTCGGCGGCGGAAAGGCGTTCTGGATCAATCGGATTCGGGAGTTGCATCGCAAGCCTTGGATTGGGGGCACCCTCCCCAGGCCTCTACCCACGGGGCTCATAATCCGTCCCAAAACGATGGTTTTGAATCGACTCTCGGCCGAATCGAGCTTAAGAACGTAAAGTGAACGAGCATGAGGCAGATATGGGCGGCTGAGATGGCCAAAAACCTGAAGAAGTTCGTCAATCCGAAGTTCACGAGGACAACCGACCTCGGCCTTCTCCGCCGGCTCCTGGAGCGCCACCAGGCCGACCTCCACGGGTTCGACCTCGCTGTATTCGGGCGGCAGCCCGACGAGGCGCGCTGTACGATTCAGAACTTCTTTGCAGGCCCCGAGGACAATTATCCCGAGGGCCTGGTCGCCGATCTCCATCGCATCGCCGAACTCGGCAATGCCAACGGGCTGCAACTTCTTTTAGAACAAGCTCGGCGGCGCGGCGTGCAGATCGCCCCTGCCGACGACCGCGACGATACTGCGGAGGCGAAGCAGGACCCGAAGCACGTCGCGCTCAGAATGTTTCTGGATCAGCCAGCGGTATTTGACGCCGCGGCCGATATGCTGAGCTATACGACCCTATCCTCCTTCACCGAGTTCGCGGGCGGTGAAGAGGGGATCGAGGCGCAAATCGACGACGAGACTCGACAAGCCTTTCAGCGTGAAGCCGAGCGTCTCTTCGAGGCCGACCTTCGTGGACGCTATTGCCGGGTCGGATGGTACGACGATGACGACGAGATCAATGTTGTCGTCACCCATGGCGCGCCGCTGAAGACGACCGAAATCATCGAGGCTGGCGCCGATCGCGTGATCAGCTTCCGGGAGGCCGAGCACGCGGTTCTGTCCTATGCCGCAACCACCGGTCGGCTGAAGGTTGGCGGTTTCGCCAAAGCGCGTCGCGCGGAGCTTGCCGAGATTTTTGCGGCCTCGATGCTCAAGCGGCCCCGGTTCTTCGCGGCTCCCGACGCCCAGAACCTCTACACTCTGGTGCCGGTCGAGCGTGCCGGCTTCGGATTCACCTTCAATCACGCATTCGATCCCGGCATCCGCCGTGTGCAGATTGTCGAGGTTCAGGCGGACCGCCTCGGCACCGACCCGCGGTCCGGCGAGACGCGCACATTCTGGTCCCATGTGACCCGCGATGGCCGTGACAATGCGCTCGCGCGATTGGGCGAGGGGACGCGCGGCATTACTTTCGGGGCCGATTGGCGGCTTAACCACATGGTTATCCGTGCGCACATCGATGTCGGTGGATCAAAACCGGCACGAGTGACGGTGAAGCTCAAGCCGCCCGACACGGCGATGTTCAAGCGCCATCGTTTCGAGGGGCGCATCATGGCGCTCTTGCGCCGCAATGGACTCGTCAATGACAGACTGCCTGGCAAGGCTGCTGTTGCGGCTGAGTGAGGCGGGCGAACCCGCAATACTCTGGGGACGCCAGGCCAAGCCCTATCTCGGCCGGGATTTTGAGCGTCTTATCGGCCAAGGCATCCTCGTCGAGGACGCACCGGCGACCGAGTGGGATGTCTGCTCTTCGTGCGAGTGCGATCTCGACGTTCGCCCGATCCAGCAGATCGATGGCCGTCATGTCGCGGCCTGTCCACTCGATCAAAAGAGCGACCTCATCTTGGATGCAGAAGATCTGAGGAGCTTTCGCATCGGCGTTCTTGCGCTCGTGCGCGAGATTGCGTCTGCCTCTGGCTTCTCGAACGAACCCTCGGAAACCGCAGCCGGTATCTGGAATTTGGGCCTAACGCCATCAAAGCGAGCCGCCTTCCTCGCACCATCGAGGACGGCGGCATTGCAGCCGGGTCTTGTCGGGGCGCTTCGAATGATCGCTCGGTCTTCGCCGATCACGATGATTGCGCCGGCATTATCGGCAGCCGAGCAACTGCGCTTCGCTGAAGCGGAAATCCACTTGGTCACGGTGGGTGATGTGATCGCTCCAGGCGACGGCACCATGCCGTTCGCGATCGACCTGGCGAAGCTGGAGTCGCCGTCGGCATTAGCTCCGCGCCTCGTCATCGTCCGATCGGCAAAATCCGTAATGCTCGATGGTGTCTCCCGCGCGCTCTCCGACCAGTCGTTCGAACTTCTTTGCCTGCTTGCTGAGCGGGCGTCGACCGATAATCCTTTCGCCTCAACTCGTGATGTCGAAGCCCGGATCTGGGGCGACTCCATTCATCGAGTCTCACGCGCCGCTCGCGATGTCGTTCGAGAGCTTCGTGATGCGCTCGCAGCGGACGTTTCAGAACCCAATGCAGTTCGCCAGCTCATCGAGAACAAACGCAATCGCGGCTGGCGTCTGACGCTGACGGCGGACAAGATTGACCTCCGCGCCTGACACCAAGCTCTCCCACACTTCCCCCACGACATCCCCACGCCAAGCCCACCAAGCGGGGCGGGGCGGTCGGCATCCTGCGGTCATCAACAGCGATGACCGAGGCCTTGACCGATGTCGATTTTCCGATCCGATCTGCAGATCGTCCAGCATGAAGCCGACATTGCGGCCCGCCGCCTGATCCGCCAGCTGCGTCTTCCCTACGACGATCTCGCCGACCTTCGTCAGGAGTTCCTTCTCGACCTGTTTGCTCGTCTCTCCGCCTTCGATTCCGAGCGCGGTTCGCTCGGCGCGTTCGCCGGTATTGTCATGACGAACAGGGCGACCCGAATCGCGCACAAAGTGAAACGCGACCGCCGGCTCTATGGCGCCGTGCCGGCCTCACTCGACGCAACCTTGCCCGATAGCGACGGCGCCACGCGCGGCGATCTCGTTGCCGAAGAGGACGGTCTCGCGGCCTACCTCGGTCAGCGGGTGGGCGCTTTCGCCGAGGTCGAGCACCGACTCGACGTCGAGCGTGGCCTCGGCACCCTCGATCCGAATGACGGCGCCCTCTGCGCCGCGCTTTCCAGGACGACCATCGATCGGCTTGCGCGCGGTGGTCGTGGGGCACGGAGCAGCCTCTATCGCCGCGTGAAAGACATCCGTCTCGCTTTGCTCGCCGTCGGCCTGAGGGCCGCGTGAGACGGTTCAGCCGCGTGGCGAGTAGGAGCCAATCATGATCAGCACCATCACCAAGCTACCGAGCGTCCGTCTGCGGATCAACGAAACCGACCTGTGCGGCTGGATTGGGCAGGCGGCTCCCGGCGATGTCCTGGAGTATTACCGCGGCTTTCTCGCACTGGACACGTTTTCGCATGGGACGCGCCTTCCCGAGCGCGACCGCGCGGAGCTCACCCGACTGGCGCGCCGCGCCTGGTGGGCCGGCGAGCAGAAGCTGATCCACCTCGTTCAGCGCCGCCACGGTCCCGACGACTACAGCTATCTCGCCATCGCGCGCTCGAAGCCGAAGACGGTTCCGGCCTCGCTGTCATCGCTGCTGTTGGCGGAGGTCGCGTGATGGGCCCGCACCTCGCCAAGCCGAGATTTCACCTCAGCATCAACGAAGAGGTTTCCCGATGACCACATCAGTTGCAGTGACCGCGCTGCGCAAGCGCCACATCTGGCTCGAAGCGCTGCCGGACATCATTGCCATTCCGGCGCTCGAAGCGCGGCAGCGTGAGGCCTGCGTCAAAGCGATGGAGGATGCCACGCTCGACGACGTCGCGTTCGCGATGCTGGTGACGGAGGCGGAATTCAATGCCGTCGGCGACCGGCTGCATGCGTTGCGCAAACTCTACGGTCTTGCCCGGCAGGCCGGTGCGCTCGGCGCCGACCGCGCGGTCGATGCGATCTCCGAGGGAGGCCGCTGATGGCACTGCGCATCATCACGGTCGATCAGCGGCTCGCCGAGGCCCACACCAAGACCACGATGGCGATCTTCGGACCTTCCGGTGTGGGCAAGACCTCGCTGCTCAAGACCCTGCCACCGGCGGAGACGCTCTGCATCGATCTGGAAGCGGGCATGAAGTCGGTCCAGGACTGGCCCGGCGACAGCATTCCCGTTCGCAGCTTCGCCGATGCTCTCGATGTCGCCTGCCTGGTCGGCGGCGTCGATCCGGCAGCCGACGAGAAGACCTTCTTCTGCGAAAGCCATTACCGGCATCTCGGCGACACCTATCCCGACCTCGTCCGCATGATCGCGGGCAAGCGCATCATCTTTGTGGACTCCATCACCGATCTCACGCGGCTCGCCATGGCCTGGGCAAAGACGCGGCCGGAAGCGCAGTCGGAGCGGACCGGCAAGCCTGACACCCGCGGCGCTTACGGCCTGCTCGCGCGCGAAACCATCGGGCTCCTCAAGCACCTGCAACATGTGCCGGGCCGCACCGTGATTTTCGTCGGGATTCTGGACCGCGTCACCGACGAGTTCAACCGCATCACCTGGCAGCCGCAGATGGAGGGCGGCAAGGCCGCCCGCGAGCTCCCCGGCATCGTCGATCAGGTGATCTCCATGAGCCGGTTTACGGCGGACGGCGACACCTGGCGTCACGAGCCCGATCGCGGCGAGGTGCGCCGCCTCGTCTGCCAGTCGGCCAATCCGTTCGGCCTGCCGGGCAAGGATCGCTCCGGCCGCCTCGACCTCACCGAGCCGCCCGACCTCGGCGCGCTGCTCCGCAAGATCAACCAGACCAGCAGAGGATGACCACCATGTTCGACATGAACGATGCCGAGCCGCAGAAGACCGGCGAACTCATTCCCGACGGCACCTTCGCCAAGGTGACCATGATCGTCCGCCCGGGCGGGATCGACGGCCAGAGCGAGATCGACCAGGCCCTGCTCAAGGCGCCCAAGGATCCCACCAGCGACGTGCGGATGCTCGACTGCGAGTTCACCGTGGCGGAGGGGCCGCATGCCAAGCGCAAGTTCTGGCAGATGTTCACGGTCCAGGGCGGCAAGGTCGACGAGAACGGCGTCTCGATCGCCTGGAAGATTTCGAAGAGCACCTTCCGCGCCATGATCGATAGCGCGCTCGACCTCGACCCGCAGGATATGAGCGAGGCGGCGAAGCAGAAACGCGTCCTGCGCGGACTTGCCGATCTCTCGGGCATCGCCTTCGTCGCCAAGATCAGGATCGAGGCCAGCGAGGACTCCCGCTACGGCGACCAGAACCGCCTCGACCGCGTGGTGCTGCCGACCGAGAAGGAGTGGAAGCTCATCATGGACGGCAAGGACGTGCCGGCAAGCCCAAGTCGCTCGCGTGGGGCCGGCGGCAAAGCCGCTGCCGTGCAGCCAGCCTGGAACCAGGCCACGGGACCGGGTGGACAGCCGGCTGCCGCGCAACCGCGATCTCCGCAGACGTCCGGCGCGCCCGCCTGGTCGCAACCGTCATCCGGCACTGGCACACCGGCAGCAAAGTCGGCGGGTCCGGCTTGGCTCAACGGTTGAGCCATGACCGACGACGAGTGGCAGGCGCACGTCACGCATGAAGCGGCCAAGGCGATCGGCGAATGGCTCGAAGGAAGAGGACGGCTTCACCAGCCAATCCGCTCTTTGACCATGCCCGAGATCGAGGCCATGGCGCAGAACGCCATCAGCCGATTCATCGTGCTGGCGTCGCACCGGATCGCGGAGGCACCCGACCAGCCCGGGTCGCAGAAGCTCTCGATGCTGCTGTTGGGCTGAGAGCCTGCACCCTCTGCAGTCGCGAAGCTCGCGGCTTCTACTACACCCACCAGCTGCGTCCCGACCGCTACCCGACTTTCGCCTTCTGCTCGCTGCGCTGCCTCAATGCCGGCGCCGCCATCGCTAAGAGGAACCACGGCGTGATCGACAAGACCGAGTTGGAGATACAAGCGATCAAGGCGGCGCGGCGCAATTTTGCGGAGGTGCTGACCGAGCTCGGACTGATGGCGCCGTTCCACGACCGAACGCCCGAAGAGATCGATCGCATCATCGAGGCCTGCATCGACGGCTTCCAGAACGCCATGCGCCGCGAAACGCTCAACGACGATATTCCATTTTGAGGCCGGTCATGGATATCGTCGACCTCAACCACGGCTCGGGATTCACTTACGGCCGCGCCCCCGCGCCCCCGCCGATCGGCGAGCGCATTGACGCCCTCGTTGACGGCGCGCTCACGGCAGAGCGTGCCGTCATGCCTGCGCGCGATTATCTCGGCGCGTCCCGCATCGGCGAACCGTGCGCACGCCGGCTCTGCTACGAGTTGATGCAGGTCCCGGTCGATCAAGGCGCCGATTTTTCCGGGCGCATGCTGCGCATTTTCGAAGCCGGCCATCGTTTCGAGGAAATGACCATCCGGTGGCTGCGGCTCGCCGGGTTCGATCTGAGAACGCACAAGCGCAATGGCGAACAGTTCGGCTTCTCGGTCGCGGGCGGCCGCCTCCGCGGCCACATCGATGGCGTCATTGTCGGCGGGCCCGACGTCGGCATCGAGTATCCGGCCCTGTTCGAGCACAAGGCGCTCAAGTCCTCGTCCTGGCAGGACACCGTCAAGCACGGAGTCAAAGTTTCGAAGCCGATCTACTGGGCGCAGGTCCAGGTCTACATGGCCTACCTCGCGGTCGAGAACACGCTGTTTGTCGCGCTCGACAAGGACACGCAGGCGCTCCGCTACGAGCCCGTCTCCTTCGATCCGCCGGCAGCCCAGGCGCTCTCCGACAAGGCCGTCGCCGTGATCCGCTCAGTCGAGGCTGGCGAGCTGCTGCCGCGCATCTCCGACGACGCCGGCTTCTTCATCTGCACGTTCTGTCCGTACCGCATCCGCTGCCACGCGCTCGCACCGGGAGGCAATGCATGACCATCACCCTCTCCGAGAGCCAGCGCGCGGCGATCACCACGGTCAAGGACTGGTACGAGAACCGCACGAAGGAGCAGCAGGTCTGCCGCGTGTTCGGCTATGCCGGCGCCGGCAAGAGCACGATCGTCAAGTATGCGATCGAGGAACTGGGACTCTCGACCTCGGGAACCGAGTCGAAGATCGGCGACGTGCTCTATGCCGCCTTCACCGGCAAGGCCGCCCTGGTGATGACCCGCAAGGGTACGCCCGCTTCCACCATCCATTCCCTCATTTACCGCGTCTCCGAGGCGAGCCCGCAGGAGATCGAGAAGCTCAAGGCAGAAGTCGCCGAGATCCAGGCGAAGCTGCCATCGCTCGGAGTAGCCGAACGCCTGTTCGAGGAATCCCGCCTCCGGTCGCTCGAGCTGCGACTGAAGGACGTGCACAAGCCGCGCTTCGTGCTCAATTCCGAGTCTGTCCTGCGCGATGCCAAGCTGCTCGTCCTCGATGAGGTGTCCATGGTCGGCGCGGAGATGGCGCGCGACCTCCTTGCCTTTGGCAAGCCGACCCTCGTCCTGGGCGATCCCGGCCAGTTGCCGCCGGTCAAGGGCGAGGGCGCCTTCGACACCGACAAGCCCGACGTGCTCCTGACCGAAGTGCACCGGCAGGCCGGCGACAGCGCCGTCATCCGGCTTGCGACCTGGGCCCGCGAGGGAAAGCCGATTCCCTACGGCGAGCACGATGAATTCGTGTGGAAGATGCGCCGGTCTGACGTGGACGCATCTGGCTTGCTCCGGGCCGGCCAGGTGATCTGCGGGCGCAACGCCACGCGCATGCAGCTCAACCTTGCCATGAAGCAGGCCGCTGGTTTTACCGCAGCCTATCCGGCCGGGGCCGGCGAGAAGCTGATCTGCCTGCGCAATCGCAACGACATCGGCCTGGTCAACGGCATGTTCGTGACCCTCGACGACATCGAGGAGGACGGCGACGAGATCGCCTTCAAGGCCTCGATCACCACCGAGGATGGGCACAAGGTTGGTGGCGAGACCAACGGCAAGCGCGAGCGCTTCCGCATCTATCGCGGCCACTTCGACGATCATCTGTCGCCCGATCCCGATCGGGAGCGGCGCGACCATCATAAGAAGCGCACCCTGATCGAGTGCGTCTGGGGCTGGGCCATCACGTGTCACAAGTCGCAGGGCTCCCAGTTCGAGAACGTCGTGGTGTTCGACGACGGGCTCGGGCGCACGCCGCAGGACCGGGCGCGCTGGCTCTACACCGCCATCACCCGCGCCGAGCGCGGCCTCGTGCTGCTCGATTGAGGCGCCAATGCTCGACCTCAACGACGCGCAACCTGTATGGCCGGTCGAGCGGTTTGACCTCGATGCCATCGTCTCGCGTCTGCGCGATAGCGCCGAGCAATGGGTTCTGCGGCTGTTCCCGAATGGCCGGCGGGTCGGCGATGAATGGCGGCTCGCCAATATCCGGGGCGCCGCGCCGCGCAAGAACGGCTCTTGCGTGATCGCGCTTGCCGGCGAGCACGCTGGCGACTGGATTGACTTCGACGGCGGCCATGGCGGTGGACCGCTCAGCACATTGGAGAATGCAACGGGGCTCAGCGGACGCGAGCTGTTCGCCTACGCGGCCGATCTGACGAAAACGGGCGCGCAGCCGAAACGGTCCGCCGCCAAGCCCTCGTCCAAGCAGGCGGATCAGGCCCGCGAGATCGAACACATCCTGTCGAAGGCTGTGCCGATCGCAGGCACGTTGGGCGAACGATATCTCGCGTCGCGTGGGATACCGGCTCCGGACTGCGCCGACCTGCTATTCCACCCGGACCTGACGCATTGGGAAAGCCGGCGTGGCTTTCCGGGCCTGGCAGCCGTGGTACGGGACGTTGCCGGCAACCGCATCGCGCTCCACCGCACCTATCTCGCCGACGACGGCACCGCCAAGGCGCCGGTCGATAACCCGCGCAAGATGCTGGCCTCGATCGCAGGCGGCGCCGTGCGACTTGCCGATCTGACTAAGGATGGCGTCATCGGTCTCGCCGAGGGCATCGAGACGGCGCTCTCGGTGATGACTGCCTGCGCGCGCCTGCCGGTCTGGGCAACGCTCTCAGCCTCTAACCTGGAACAGGTGGCTCTGCCCACCGAAGCGCGGAAGGTCGTGCTCCTTGCCGACCACGACGCCTCCGGCGCCGGCGCGCGCGCGGCCGAGACTGCTGCCGCCCATCTGCACGCCGAGGGCCGGCGGGTCTTCATCGCCATACCGCCCAAGGAGGGCGACGATTTCAATGACCTGCTGCTGCGCAACGGCGTCGATGCCGTGCGCAGAATCGTTGAAGCCGCGGTCGAATGGGGCGCCCCCAGCAACGACGACCGGGTGATTCTCGCCATCGACAGCGGCACGCATAGGCCGATCGGCTTTGGGCAGTCGGATCGCCCCCGACCGCAGTTGCGCGCCGACAATGGCGATCTGGCGCGCGCGGTGTCGCAGGCGTGGCAGGTTCTGCTCGCCGCCAATGATCCGCCATGGATGTTCCGCGCCGCCGGATGCCCGACCTGGGTGGTGCGCGACGACGACGGCCTGCCCATGGCGAAGCCCCTTACCGAGGACCGCCTGCGTCCGGTGCTCGCCCAGCTCGCCGATTGGCGAAAGCTTAATCGCAACGGCGAACTCGTCCCGGCCCATCCACCATTGGCGGTGATCAAGTCGATCCTCGCCACGCCCGATCCGGCGCTTCCGGTGCTGACAGGCATCGTCACGACGCCCGTGTTCGGCCGCGAGGGCGAGCTCATCACCGAGCCCGGCTACCATCCGGCTGCGCGCCTGCTCTACGACCCGCCCAAGGGCTTCGTCCTGCCGCCGGTGCCGGCGAAGCCTACGCAATCCGACATCGCCGTTGCGCGGGCTCTGCTGCTCGACGATCTCCTGGGAGATTTCCCGTTCATCGGCGAAGCCGAGCGCGCGCATGCGCTTGCGCTCCTTCTCGTCGGCTTCGTGCGCGCCATGATCGACGGGCCGACCCCGCTGCATCTGGTCGAGAAACCGACCCAAGGCACCGGCGCGACCCTGATGGTGGACGTGATGTCGGTCGTCGCGATCGGCTGCCGGGCGAGCGTCATGGTCGAAGGCAGCGACGACGAGGAATGGCGCAAGCGCTTGACCGCCAAGTTACGACAGATTCCGTCCGTCGTCCTGATCGACAATCTTCGCCGGCCGCTCGACTCCTCGGCGCTCGCTGCCGCGCTCACCGCGCCGTTTTGGGAAGACCGCATCCTCGGTATCTCGGAAACGACGCGGCTGCCGATCCGCTGTATCTGGATCGCCACCGGCAACAATGCCGAGTTCTCGGGCGAGATGGCGCGCCGGCTCGTGCGCATCCGGCTCGACGCCCGCGTCGACCAGCCCTGGCGCCGCAGCGGCTTCCGTCATCCCGATCTCATGGGCTGGGTGCATGCCAACCGGGCAGACCTCGTCGCCGCTTGCCTGACGCTATGCCGCGCCTGGATCGCGGCCGGCATGCCGCGCGGCCTCAAGAACATCGGCAGCTTCGAAACCTGGGCCGCCGCGATGGGCGGGATGCTCGACGCGATCGGCGTTGCAGGGTTCCTTGGCAATATCGACGAGATGCTCGAAGCCTCCGACGGCGAAGGGGCGGTCTGGCGCGTGTTCGTCGGACAATGGTGGGACCGTTTCGGCACCGCCGAGGTCGGTACCAGCGGGCTCTACGAGCTCGCCGTCAATTGCGAGCCGCCGCTTCCGCTCGGCACCGGCGGCGACCGTTCGCAGCGAACCCGGCTCGGCAAGGCGCTCGCGCGCATGCGCGACCGGGTGTTCGACATCGCCGGACTCAAGGCGCGCATCCGGGCGATTGGCGTCTCGCACCAGGCCCGCCGCTGGCAGCTCGCCCTCGAAGGGGAACACGGGGAACGTGGGGAACGTTTTCCGGACCCGTCCGAAGCAGAAAAAGGGGAACGTGGGGCCTCTCTCGACCAACGTTCCCCCCAACGTTCCCCGGCCTATCCCATTGATCAAGAAGGGCTCGGGGAACGTGGGGAACGTGGGGAACGTTTTTCCGACCCCCGCGCGTGCGCGCGCGTACACAATAATAAAGAAGAGCAAACACGTTCCCCACATTCCCCACATTCCCAAAACGCCGACAATTCAGAGGCTTGTGCCGGGGAATATGGCGGGGAAGGTCGCCAAGCACGTTCCCCACATTCCCCGCTCGCCGATTCCCCCGATTGGCTGAAGGGGGTGCCGTGATGCCGCGCACCCTCGACGCTGGATTGATTCACGGAGGCGCGCCATGAGCCGGCAGCGTCTTCCCAATCGCCGGCCCAGCCTCACGACCCGGCTCGTGCACGACTGCCGGTCGTACTCGGTGACGGTCGGTTTCGATCCGAACACCGGCCGCATCGGCGAAGTGTTCACGCACGGCGCCAAGGTCGGCTCCGCCATGGACGGCATCCTAGACGATGCCTGCATCGCGCTGTCGCTCCTGCTTCAGCACGGCGTCGAGCCCACCGCGCTCGCTGCGAGCATGGGGCGGCTTGGCGACGGCAAGACGCCCGCCTCGATCATCGGTGCGCTCGCCGACCTCATCGCCCGCGAGGCGCAGCCATGAGGTGGACACCCAAAGGATACGGCGGAGAGCGGCGCCCTCCCGACGACGTCAAGCGTGAGGGTTGGCACGAGCACGGCATCCTGGTGGTGAGCGAGGATGATCATCGTCTCACCTGGTCGGAGCGTGAACTGATCCGGCAACTCGGGGGAAAACTTTACGGCAAACGCTCGACGAACAAGGAGGCGTACCATGGCTGATTGGACGCCGGCTTGCGTGGAAGCGCGGCTTCACGAAGCGGCGGACGTGATGGCGCGTCTGCCGGAGGTGCGCGTGCAGGGTTACTTCAACCTGTGGCCGAAGGTTCTCCACGAGTTCAGCGACCTCGTCGGGCAAGAACCAGTGCGGTTGAAGCGCCCGCCGCCATTGCCCGACGCCATCAGCCGCATGGAGGAGACGCTCGGCTGGCTGCGCTGGCTGGAAGCCGAAGACGCAAAGCTCGCCTGGGCGCGTGCCGAACGCACACCATGGAAGCCGATTTGCTGGCGCTTTGGCATCGCGCCGGCAACGGCAAAGCGCCGCTGGCAATACGCATTGAGCCTCATCGCCTGGAAGCTCAACGGCCGCTTTGTCGGCACGAAGACATCGCGGCGCGCGTTCATGGAACGCGCTCGCATTCTGTCAAGATGAAATCGCCGTGTGAGCCAATTTTGTGTGAGCCACTTTTATGCGAGACGGAATCGGCCGACGAAGTGTAGTTTCGCGGCAGGCTCGCGAGAGGCGCGCGCGACGATCGGCAGAGCCGAGTCGCGGGTCCTCCCTGGCGGAAATGGTATGCGGGGGGCAATGGCCCGGAATTTCGCTACAGACAGCCGCAAAATCTGAGTTACCAGTTACCGGCTTCACCCACGGTCGTGCGGTGATAAACCCGTCGAAATGCGAAGAAATTTGCGCTTTCCGCATTGGTAACCTGGCGCGTGGTAATCGCGCGGTGGTTACCACGCGCTCGCCGCTACTTATCTTTGAGATACGCCTCGACCTTCTTGGCGCTCTTTCCGACTGCGCGGACCGCGCCCGCCAATGCTTGGCCAGACACCCTGAATTTCTTCTTCCAGTATTCCTTCTCGTAATCCTCGTTCATGTTGATGGTGCTGCGGTCGGGCTCGCCGCGCTTCTTCCGATTGTCGGCCATGATGGTCTCCTCAATGGGGTGGCCGATTATAGCCGACTCATCACGAACATCCATCGCCTCGGGCAGAAACGCAGCGACCCTACATCCGTTAAATCAATGAATTCGGTTGCCCCCATCTCGGTCGAGCATTGGCCGCTCGACCAATTGATCCCGCACGCCCGCAACGCGCGCACGCATTCCGAGGATCAGATCGCGCAGATCGCAGGATCGATTGCCGAGTTCGGGTTCGTGAACCCAGTGCTGCTCGGCGATGATGGCGTGATCGTCGCGGGTCACGGCCGCGTGCTTGCGGCGCGCAAGCTTGGCCTCGCGCAAGCTCCGGTGATCGTGCTGTCGCACCTGTCGCCGACGCAGCGACGGGCACTGATGATTGCGGACAATCGCATTGCCGAGAACGCCGGCTGGGATGACGAGATGCTGGCAGCGGAACTTGCTGCCCTCAGGGATGAAGACGTCGACCTCGGAATGCTGGGTTTCGACGAAGGCGAGCTCGATCGCCTGCTCGATGGCACGGCGGAGGATGGTGAAGACGCTGACGAGGCGCCAGAGCCACCGACGGACCCGGTGTCCAGGCCGGGCGATCTCTGGATCTGCGGTCAGCATCGGGTGCTATGCGGCGACGCCACCGTGCTGTCGGATGTTGAGGTCCTGCTCGGCGGGGAGCTCGCCGACTTGTGCTTCACCGATCCGCCCTACAACGTGAACTATGCTAACGGGTCGGACAAGAGGTCCGGCAAGAAGCGACCGATCCTCAACGACGCGTTGGGCGAGGAGTTCCATCAGCTTCTCTACGACGCCTGCGTCAACATCCTGAGCGTCACCAAAGGCGCGGTCTACGTCTGCATGTCGTCATCGGAACTCGATACGCTGCAGAAGGCATTCCGCGCCGCTGGCGGTCACTGGTCGACGTTCGTGATTTGGGCGAAGAATACATTCACGCTCGGGCGCTCGGATTATCAACGCCAATACGAGCCGATCCTCTACGGCTGGAAGGATGGTGTGGACCATTACTGGTGCGGCGCACGCGACCAGGGCGACGTCTGGTTTGTAGACAAACCGGCGAAGAATGATCTTCACCCAACGATGAAGCCGATTGAGCTCGTTGAACGTGCCATCCGCAACTCAAGCAAGAGCCGCGATATCGTGCTCGATCCCTTCGGCGGGTCGGGCAGCACGCTCATCGCCGCCGAGCGAACAGGCCGGCGCGCGCGGCTCGTCGAACTCGATCCCAAGTATGTCGATGTGATCGTGCAACGATGGCAAAAGATAACCGGGGGCAGCGCTACCCACGCCACCACCGGTCAAGCCTTTTTCGGCAAGTCCGTCTGAAGATCAGCCGGCAATGCGATAGACGCGCCCGCGCCCTTCGACCTTCTCCGATTGCACGTTCAGACCGAGCTTCTTCTTCAGTGCACCCGCAATCGCTCCGCGGACGGTGTGCGGCTGCCACTCGAACTTCTTGACGATCTCATCGATCGTTGCGCCGTCCGGACGCTTGAGCATTTCGATCAGCTTGGCTTGCTTGCTATCGGCGCGTGTTCCGGGCGTCTTGTTCTTTGGTGAGGCTTTGCGCTTTCGGGCGGGTTTGGTTGCTGACTTGGTTGACTTGACCATAACGGGCTCCTCAGGGTGGGGGCCGCGACGATCGCGACCCTTCTACTGAGCGAAGCCCCGGACTGGGGCGCAGGCAGGATACATGCTCTGTGTGCCGCGTAAGCCAAGCGAAATCGCGGATCATTTGATTGCTTCGTTGGCCGTTCGATCGTCATGGGATTATCCATCCGGGGTTATGCCAAAACCCGTGGCGTCAGCCACGTGGCCGTGCTCAAGGCCGCGAAGGCCGGGCGCATTCCGCTTGAGCCGGACGGTACGATCGATCCTGCCAAAGCCGACGTGGCCTGGCAGCGCTCCACAGACCCAAGCCGCGCGAAGACAAAGCTGAAGCCTTCGGCGGAGAAGCTTCGTCCCGTCGGCAGCGCCGCGCTTGGTTCGGTCCGCGAGACGCTGAAGGAGCAGGGGCTTCCTGCCGGCGGCAACGTCACTTTCGTCCAAGCGCGCACCGCGCACGAAATCGCCAAGGCGCATCTCGCGCGGCTGCGCCTGCAGCGCATGAAAGGCGAACTGGTCGACCGCGCTCGCGCCACCGCACTGGTGTTTCGGCTGGCGCGCGAGGAACGGGACTCCTGGCTCAATTGGCCGGCGCGCGTCGCGGCGCTCGTGGCGGCCGATCTCGGAGTCGAGGCTCACGCGGTCCAGAAGCTTATAGAGACCCATGTCCGCGATCATCTCGCCGAGCTCGCCGAGATTCGAGCCGAGTTCAGGTGAGCTGTTCGTCTTCGACGGCGCAGAGGAGCTCGCCCAAGCCTGGCGCGACGGGCTGCTGCCCGATCCGGCACTGACGGTCTCCGAATGGGCCGATCAGCACCGGGTCCTGAGTCCAAGAGCATCTGCAGAGCCGGGGCGCTACCGCACCGATCGTACGCCCTACATCCGGGAGATTGTTGACGCGCTGTCGCCGATGCATCCGGTGCGCCGCATCGTCGTAATGAAATCGGCCCAGGTCGGCTTCACGGAAGGCGGCAACAACTGGATCGGCTACGTCATCCATCACGCGCCCGGACCGATGCTCGCGGTGCAGCCGACCGTCGAGCTCGCCAAGCGCTTCTCGCGCCAGCGCATCGAGCCGCTGATTGCCGAGAGCCCGGCGTTGCGCGAACGGGTCAAACCCGCGCGTTCGCGCGATGCCGGCAACACGGTGCTGTCGAAGGAATTTCCGGCGGGACTCTTGGTCATCACCGGCGCCAACAGCGCGGTCGGCCTGCGCTCGATGCCGGCGCGCTACCTGTTCCTCGACGAGGTCGATGCCTATCCGCCATCCGCCGACGAAGAAGGCGATCCGGTTGCGCTCGCCGAGGCGCGCACGCGCACATTCTCGTGGCGATCCAAGGTGCTGCTCGGCTCGACGCCAACCATTCATGGACTGTCGCGCATCGAGCGCGAATACGAAGCAACCGATCAGCGGCGCTACTTCGTGCCTTGCCCGCATTGCGGGGAGATGCAGTGGCTGAAGTTCGAGCGGCTGCGCTGGGATAAGGGAAAGCCCGAGACGGCACACTACGAATGCGCATCCTGTGACGGGCGGATCGAAGAGCACCACAAGACCGCCATGCTCGAGGCGGGCGAGTGGCGACCGTCTGCCGAGGGGCATGACCCCGGCACCATCGGCTTTCATATCTCGGCGCTCTATTCGCCGGTCGGGTGGTTCTCCTGGGAGAACATCGCGCGCCTCTGGGAAGCCGCGACCACCGACGAGGCCAAGCGCAGCTTCAAGAACAGCGTCCTTGGGGAAACCTGGATCGAGACCGGCGAAGCCCCGGACTGGCAACGGCTCTATGAGCGTCGCGAAACTTGGCAGATCGGCACCGTGCCGCGAGGCGGTCTGTTCCTGACGGCCGGCGCCGACGTCCAGAAGGACCGCATCGAGGTCGACATCTGGGCCTGGGGCAGGGGTCTCGAAAGCTGGCTCGTCGACCACATCGCCGTCGAAGGCGGGCCTGAACATGCCGAGACCTGGGAAGAGCTTAGTGACCTGCTTGGCCGCACTTGGCCGCATGCGCATGGCGCACAGCTTGGTCTTGCCAAGCTCGCAATCGATACCGGCTATGAATCGCCTGCCGTGTACGCCTGGGCCCGCCGGACCGGTCATGCCCAGGTCGCGCCGATCAAGGGTGTGGAGGGCTTCAACCGTGCGGCACCGGTGATCGGCCCGACGCATGTCGATGTGACTGAGGGCGGCAAGAAGCTGCGCCGCGGCGCCCGGCTGTGGACGGTCGCAGTCTCGACCTTCAAAAGCGAGACCTATCGCTACCTGCGTTTGTCGACGCCGACCGACGAAGAAATCGCCGCGGGCGCGAAATGCCCGGCGGGTTACGTGCATTTGCCGAACGGCACCGAGGCAGAGTGGCTGAAGCAGCTCGTCGGCGAGCAACTGGTCACGGTCAAGACCAAACGCGGCTTTAGCCGCCTCGAATGGCAGAAACTGCGCGAGCGGAACGAAGCGCTCGACTGCCGGGTCTATGCGCGCGCTGCGGCTTGGATCGCCGGCGTCGATCGTTGGACCGAGGCTATGTGGCGCGACCTGGAGGCTCAGATTGGCCCAGCGCAAGAGATCGAGCGCGAGCAACCGGCCGATCAGCAATTCGGAAGCGACAACGTTGCCGGCGTGATCCGGCGCCGGCCCGAGCGACGCGGGCGGCGCGTGTTTCAATCGAGCTACCTGAGCTGAATCCATGACCATCGAAGAGATGACCGCCCAGCGCGATGCGCTGCTAGCCGCGCGTTTCCGTGGGCTGCGCACGGTCGAGATCGATGGCCGGCGCGTCACCTATGCCTCGGACACCGAAATGGCGGCTGCCATCACGGATCTCGAACGCCGCATCGCGGCAGCCGAGGAGGGCGGCCGAAAGCGCCGAATCCTGACGTCCGCTTCGAAGGGACTGTGAGTGCTTGCTTCGCTGAAAACCCTCCGGCGTCGGGTCGGGGCGTTCATCGGCGGATTCGAAGCGGGGCTAGCGAACCGCCGGCTGAAAGGTTTCCAGCCGAGCCGCGCCCATCTCAATACGCTTATCGCCGCGGCAGGCCCCGACATCACGGCGCGCGCCCGCTGGCTCATTCGCAACAACGGCTATGCCGCCAATGCCATCGAGAGCTGGGCCGGCAACGTGGTCGGCGCCGGCATCAAGCCGTCCTCGCTGATCACCGACCCCGAGCTCAAGGCGCGGGTGCAGAAGCGCTGGCTCGACTGGACCGACGAGGCCGACGCCGAAGGCTTCACCGATCTCTACGGACTGCAACGCCGCGCCGCGCGCGAGGTGTTCATCGCGGGGGAAGTGTTCTTCCGGTTCCGGCCGCGCCGGCCGCAGGACGGGCTCACGGTGCCGCTGCAGCTGCAAATGCTCCCCTCGGAGATGCTGCCGCTCAACCGTAACGAGGTCATGCCCGGCGGCAATGTGATCCGCCAAGGCATCGAGTTCGATGCGATCGGACGGCGCGTCGCCTACCACTTCCTGCGCCGGCATCCGGGCGACATGACGGACCCCGGCCTTGCCGGCGACATCGTGCGGGTGCCGGCTTCCGAGATCGTGCACGTCATCGACCCGGTCGATGCCGGACAGTTGCGTGGCGTCTCCCGCTTCGCCGCGGGCATCGTGAAACTCTTCCTGCTCGACCAGTACGACGATGCCGAGCTCGACCGGAAGAAGGTCGCCGCGATGCACGCGCTCTTCATCACGACGCCGGCGCCGGCTGAGCCGCTCGACGCCGCGGAAGGGCGCGACGAGAACGACGAGCGCACCATCGACCTGCAGCCCGGGCAGATCACCATGCTGGAGCCTGGCGAGGAGGTGCAGACCTCGGCGCCGGCGGACTCTGGTGCGACCTACGAACCGTTCCAGTATCGCACCCTGCTGCAGGTCTCGGCGGCGCTCGGCGTGCCGTACGCGTATCTCTCGAACGATATGCTCAAGGCAAACTATTCGAACTCGCGCTTGGCGCTGCTCGAATTTCGCCGCCGCATTGAGGCCTACCAGCACGCGGTGATCGTCTGGCAGCTCTGCCGACGGGTCTGGGCGCGCTGGATGGACACCGCCGTGCTTGCGGGAGCGCTCGATCTTCCGGACTACGACCGGCGCCGGCGGGAGTACCTTGCCTGTGGTTGGCTGCCGCCGAAGTGGGACTGGGTCGATCCGCTCAAAGACGCGCGTGCCGAGATCGAACAGATCGATGCGGGCTTGAAAAGCCGCACGCAGGCGCTCGCCGAGCGCGGCTACGACGCCGAGCAGGTCGACGCCGAGATCGCGGCCGACAAGGCACGCGAGAAATCGCTCGGTCTGACCTTCGGATCGATAGCGCCTGGGACGCCGCTGCCGAGCGACCAGGCGGATGCATCCAGCGCCAGCTGAAGGGCTGAAAATGCTTAATCTGCCGCATGTGGCCACCAGGGTGTTCGGGACGCCGCTGATGATCGCGCGGGCGAAGCTCGAGGTCATCCTCGGCGTCCTCGGGCCGCGCTTCACCGGTGGCGCTCTGGAGGTGGTCAAACCAGAAACCGATCCGGCGCCACTCACCTCGATCACTGTCGAAAGAATCGCGGTGGTCTCGGTGATTGGAACACTGGTGAGCCGCTCGGGCTATCTGGACGCTGCCAGCGGTCTCCAGGCCTACGGAGACATCGCGGATGCCGTTGCCACGGCGATGGATGACGCGAGCGTGCGCGGCGTCATTCTCGATGTCGATTCCCCGGGCGGAGAGGTCGGTGGACTGTTCGACCTGGTCGAGCAAATTCAGGCCATCAGGCGCGCGAGCGCAAAGCCGCTCTGGGCAGTGGCCAACGAGAGCGCGCTATCCGCTGCCTATGCCATCGCCAGCACCGCCGACCGGCTCTACGTCACGCGCACCGGCGAGGCCGGCTCGATCGGCGTCGTGGCGGTCCACATCGACGAGAGCGGGGCCGACGCGAAAGCGGGCCTCGCCTGGACCTTCGTCTTTGCCGGCGACCGCAAGGTCGACGGCAATGCGCACGAGCCCCTTTCGGAGCGCGCCCGCTTAACGATCCAGGCCGACGTTGACCGACTCTATTCCGAGTTCTGCGCCCTGGTTGCCGCCAATCGCGGCCTGACTGTCGAGACCGTGCGCGGCACAAACGCCGCGATCTATCGCGGCGAGCTTGCGATCCGGGCAGGTCTCGCCGATCGGCTCGGCACGCTCGACCTCGCCGTCGCGGAAATGGCCGCCGATCTCGATCGCGGCACACAGACGCGCACCCTCATCAAACCGACAGCCAAAAGGAGCCCATCCATGGCAACCAACGAGACCGAACAGATTCAGGAACAGCCGAGGGAACCGCAGCAGTCGATCGATCCCGCCGCCGAACCGGCGGATGCGGCGCCCGATCCTGCGCCGGCCGCCGCCGAGCCAGCGCCCGCGGCAGGAACGGCCGAGAGGCTACGCGCTGAATTCGCCGAGGTCGCCGCCATTGCGACGCAAGCGGCGCGTCTCGGCGTCACTCTCGATGCCGCCGACGCGCTGAAGAAGGGCATCGCGCCTGATGCGCTGCGCCGCAGCGTGCTCGATACGCTTGCGGCCCGCGCCGAGGCGACAAGTGTCATTGCAGCCGCCCCGTCCACGCCGACCGCGGGCGACAGCCCAATCGTGCGGCGCGCCAAGGAACGCGCCGCGGCATCGCGCGCCTGATCAACTTCATAAGGAGCATCCGACATGCCCACGCTGACCATGGCGCCGACGCTCGGCGACCTGCTCAAATATGAACTCAACGGCAATTACACCCGCGAAACCGTCACGCTCAAAGCCGGCACGAACTATGCGCTCGGCTGCGTGCTCGGCAAGATCACCGCGACGGTGAAGTACCGGCTCTCGCCGGCCGCCCAGGTCGTCGGCGACGAAGGCGCGGAAACAGCCGTTGCCGTGCTGTTGGAAGCGGTCGACGCGACGGCCGCCGACAAGACCGGGCTCGTCGTTGCGCGCGGCCCCGCCATTGTCTCCGAGGCGGCGCTCGTCTTCGACGCCTCGGTCGACGACGACACGAAGAAAGCGGCCAAGCACGCCGAGCTCTCTGCCGCAGGAATCGTCCCGCGCGACACCGCCTGATCTGACAACGCTCTAACCGCGCCCAACACAACGGGCCTCGACGGAAATCGCCGTCGGGGCCCGATCCTTTTCAAGGAGACCTAGAATGGCCCCGATGATCAATCCCTTCGACGCGGGCGGCTACACGCTCGCCGAGATGACCCAAGCCATCAACATCCTGCCCAATGTCTACACGCGTCTCGGCGAGCTCGGCCTGTTCCGCTTCGAAGGCATCACCCAGCGCAGTGTCATCATCGAGCAGGCCGAGGGCGTGCTCAACCTCTTGCCGACCGTGCCGCTCGGCGGGCCGGCGACGGTTGCCAACCGGGACACGCGCTCGATGCGCTCCTTCACGGTGCCGTGGATTCCCCATGACGACGTGATCACGCCGCAGGACATCCAGGGCGTGCGCGGCTTTGGGGTGACGGATGCGGCCGACCCGCTCGCCACCGTGATGGAGCGAAAGCTCACCCGCATGCGGGGCAAGCACGCCCAGACCCGAGAATACATGGAGATCAATGCGCTGCGAGGCGTCGTCAAGGACGGCGCCGGCACCGAGCTCTACGACTATTTCGACGAGTTCGGGCTTGCACAGCAGTCCGTCGACTTGGTGCTCGGGACCGCGGCTACCCAAGTGCAGGCCAAATGCCGCGAAGTGCTGCGCGACATCGAGACCGAACTCAAGGGCGAGACCATGAACGGGGTGCTGGCGTTGGTCAGCCCGGGCTTCTTCGACAAGCTGATCGGGCACAGCAAGGTCGAGGAAGCCTACAAATACTTCTCCTCGACCGGCGCCCAGCCCTTGCGCGAGGACACCCGCCGGCGCTTCCCCTTCGCCGGCATCGTATTCGAGGAATACAACGCCACGGTCACGCTCTCGACCGGCGCGACCGAGACGCTGATCCCGGCGAACGAAGGCATCGCGTTCCCGCTCGGCACCATGGATACCTTCGTGACCTATGGTGCCCCGGCCAACCTGATCGAGACGGTCAACACTATGGGCCTGCCGATCTATGCCCGCCAGATCGCGCGGCTGGACGGCAGCGCCATCGATGTGAAGACCGAAGCCTCGCCGCTGCCGGTCAACAAGCGCCCGCGGCTGGCGGTGAAGATTCTCACCAGCAACTGAGCCTGGCGAAAAGTCCGTGATCGATTTCGACGCCCTGGTGCTCGGGCCCGTCTATGACGCGTTCGGCGAGCCTGCCGTCCTCACGCTTTCGTCGGCGAGTTACGACCTGACCGTCATCGACCACACCGCGGGCGTCGAGGTCGAGGACGGCGGGATCGGTCTCCAGACGATCCGCCCGGCTGTGGACCTGCGGCGCAGCGCGCTCACAGCGCTCGGCATTGCCGTTGGGGACCTGGTCGGCGGCGTGGTCCTGCTTGGCGCGACCGCCTGGCGCATCAAGACCGCGATCGAGAACGGCCTCGAACTGCGCCTTGTCGTGATGCAGGACGCGTGATGGACAAGCGCGAAGCCATCCTGCAGCGGCTCACCGAGATCGCGGCAGGAATTCCGGGCGTCGTCACGGCGGTGCGCAACCAGGACGAAATCTCCGAGCATACACGCCCGGCCATCGCCGTCTTCGACGCCGACGAGACCGCCGACGAACATGCCGTGCAACGGGGCCACGCGGGGACTGCGCCCAATATCGTCGAGATGACGCCCGAGGTCATGATCCTGCTCGGCGCCCTGCCGGAGCGGGTCGGCACTGCGCTCAACGAGCTGCGCGCCCGACTGGTCAAGGCGGTGCTCACTGACGCGCAACTGGGTGCGCTCACCGGTTCGAACGGACGCATGCGCTACGCGGGCTGCAGCACGCATCTGCGTCACGGCCGCTCCATAGAGGGCCTGATGGCCGTGAACTTCGCCTTCACCTACGTGCTGCGCCCAGCCGAACTTTGAAGGAGAGCCCATGCCTGTATCTCTGGTCGCGCCCGATGCCGACAACTACCAGGTCGGCAAGGGCATCGTGTCGTTCAAGCCCGATGGCGCAGCCGATTACATCGATCTCGGCAACGTCGCCGAGCTCGCATACACGCCCACCATCGAAAAGCTCGACCACTATTCAAGCCGTGCCGGCACCCGCACAAAAGACAAATCCATCGTGCAGACTCGCAGCGGCACGCTGCGCATCCTCATGGAGGAATTAACGGCGCAGAACCTGTCGATGTTGCTGATGGGCACGGTCGATGACGCCGCTGTCGGCGGGCCTACCATCGACATCATGGCAACAGACTCGATCCGCGGCGAGGTAAAATTCGTCGCCACCAACGACGTCGGCCCGCGCTGGGATCTGCAGTTCTACAACGTCGAATTCAGCCCGTCCGGTTCGTTCAATCCAATCTCGGACGAGTGGAATCAGATCGAGGTGACCGGCGAGGTGTTGTTGGCGACCAGCGGCGCAAACATCGGCAAGATCGGCATTGCGCAATTGACCAACCTGCCAGCCTCGCCGTGATCTCAAAACCAAGAGGGCCTGCAACATGGTTAGCCTGCTCGATATTGCCGATCAGCAAAAGACCGTCACGATCCGGGACAAGGACGTGGTGGTCTTTGGCATTTCTGCCCAAGACATCGTCTATTTGTTCGGCAAGTTCCCGGAATTGCGCCTGCTGATGTCCGGCAAGCAGGCCGACCTCACCCCCGAAACGTTGCTCAAGCTGGCACCCGGCGCCGTCGCCGCCGCGATCGCCGCCGGGACCGGCTCGGCCGGCGATGAAAACGCCGAGGCGGTCGCCGCGCGGCTCGGCCTTGGCGAGCAGCTTGATCTGCTCGCGGCGATCTTCGATCTGACCTTTCCGCAGGGCGTCGGCCCTTTCGTGGCAAAGCTGGACGCGCTCGGCCTGCTCAAAAGCGCCGACGGCGCGTCTGGATGGGCTCAGGCTACGAAATCGCCCGAGCCGTCGAGCAACTGATCCACAGTGGCCACGCGCGTGCCGATGTGTGGAAAATGACGCCCCGGCAAATTGCCGCCTGGTCGCAATTGGCGATGCGCCGGAAATTCGGCGAGCAGGCGCAACTGTTGACGCTCATGCGCGCTGCGCGCAGCGACGACAGGCATTTCCAGACGTTCTTGCGCAAACTTCAGGACGAGTCGCAATGACCTCGATCGGCCTGCGGCCGAAGCCGGGCCAAAGCCCGAAGGATGCCGCCAAGGCGCAAAGCGCGCGCCTGCGCAAGGCGATCACCTCGACCGCCTACAAGATCGCCGCGGAAGTGCAGCAGCGCGGGCGCGTCGATATCGCGCAGGCCGGCCGCTTCGGGCCGAATTGGATTTTCGGGCTGCGCGCCTTCAAGCAGCGCAAGGAGCCCGGCACGCGCCGCACCATCGTCACCGTCAAGCACAACATCCCCTTCGCTGAGATCTTCGAGGAAGGCGGCGTCGTCAAGGGCAGGCCGCTGTTGTGGATTCCGATCAGCACGGAAAGGGACGCTGTCGGCGTGCGGGCGCGCAAATTCAATCTCCCGCTATTCCGGATCACGAGCAAGCGCGGCACGCCGCTGCTGATTACGGCAAAAGGCAAGCCGAAATATTTCGGCGTTCGCTCGGTCACCGAGCCGAAACTGTTCCACATTCGCCAGATCGCCGACGCCGAGGCCAAGCGCGCGGGCGATTATTTCCACTCCTACCTGGATGAATGATCGGCGATGTCCGACAAGATCATCACCGAGATCGTCCTTGAGGGCGAGAAGGAAGCGATTGCCAGTATCCAGCGCGTCGGCAAGGCGGCCGATGCGACCTTCGCCGATCTTAAAGATGTCCAGCTCAACTTCGACTTCATCGAACCCCAGAAGGGGCTGAAATCGCTGACCGACGCGGGGCAGCGGTTCGCCTCGTCGATGAAGAACACCGGCAACATCGTGACCAACGTGTTCGCCGGCATCAGCAGCGCCTTCCGCAATGCCGGGACCATCGGCGGCGGCGTGTTCTCGGAATTGACCCGTTCGCTGCAAGCCACGAGCCTGGTGGCCAAGACAGCCGGCGTGCAGATCCCCGCTATCGGAAAAACCGTTTCAGCGCTCGGCCGCACCGTCGATTCTTTCAGCAACGGCGCGCGGACGGCCGCGCTCAATACGACGAGCTTCGGGCAATCGGTCGGTGCCGCTGGCCCACAGCTTAGCTCCGCATCGCAAGCCGCATTCAATCTGGGGCGCAATATCGGCGACGTGGGCGTGACCGCCGTTCGCGTCGCGACCCAGATCGTCAAGCTGGTGACTGTCGTCTCGCTGCTGGGCACTGCCGTCATCGCGGCATTCGGCGCGCTGGCAAAATCGGCGTCGACCGCCATCAATGCGGTCGGCGAGGCCGCGCGCAATGCCAGCATGTCGGTCGATGCCTACGACAAGCTCATCATCGCGCTCAACGGCTTAGGGATTAGCAGCGAGGACGCGCAGGCGGCGATCACGGCGATGTCGTCGCAATTGGCGCGCTTCGGTATCCGCTACGGACCCGATTCGGCGGGCGTTGCCGATATGCTGTCCAACAATTTCGCGCGGCTGGCCGACCAGGTCGCGTTCAATATCGACCCGGTCAAGCAGCTACAGATCGCGCAAGCCGCGCTCGGCACCGAGCTGGGCAAGAAGCTGTTGCCGCAGCTGCGCATGGGCGGCGATTATTTCCGGCAGATGGCAGAGGATACACGTATCGCCGGCATCGCCTTCAACAAGCTGGATGATGCAAACGCAACCATGTTCATTGTCGCGTGGTCGCGTCTTTCCACCATCATCAGCCAATTGAAGAACAAGATCGGCGCGCAATTTACCGAGCCGTTCGCGCGTGCGATCAACATCGTCACCGACCTTGTCCTGCAAAATTCGCAGACGATTTTGCAATGGGCGTCCGATCTTGCCGCGGCCACCGGCCCGCTGCTCGTTGATCTGGCGCGGGCCTTTGCCGGCCTCGATAGCCAAGTCCAGAACAAAAATATTCTGGCGTTCCGGGACGCGGTTTTCGGCATCGGCAAGGCGATTGGCTTCGCGGTCAGCGCCGTTGTCGGCGGCTTCAAGCTGATGGTGGCCGCCATCAAGCCGGTGAGCGATGCGGTCAATAATCTGTTCGGCACCCAGATCACGGCCGGCGAGGTCGTCGCCTATGCGGCGATCCTGCAATTGATCGGCGCCTTCCGCCTGCTGTTCGCGGTCGCGACCGGCATCGGCGCTTTGGCGTCGCCCTGGACGCTGGTGGTGGTGGCGATCGGCGCGGTTCTCGTGGCGCTGGGCTATCTCGCCTACAAATATTGGCCGGAAATCAAGCAGGCAGTTGCCGACGCGACACAGTGGATGAAGGGCAAGTTCGGCGACGCCTGGGCCGTGGTGGCGGGCGCCGCCGCGACCGCCGCCGTTGCCGGCATCATCACTCTGATCGGGCTTATCCCCGGCGCGCTAGCCAGCGCCGTCGCCGGCATTGCGGCGTTTGGCAGCGCGGTCGCCGCCGCAATCGTTGCGGCGCCATGGGTCGCGCTCGGCGTCGCCATTGCCGGCGTCGCTGCCGCGCTCGGCGTGCTGGCCTACGAATATTGGCCCCAAATCAAGGCCGCGGCCGAAGCGACCTGGGCCGCGATCAAGAATGGCGCCGCCACCTTGTGGACCGATATCCAGGCGGCATGGAATGCGGGCGTGAGCGCGCTCAACAGCCTGTGGCAGTTGCTCGTCTCTGGAGCGCAATCGGCCTGGTCACTGATCACGCAAGGCGCCGCGACCCTGTGGGCCAGCCTGCAAAGCGTCTGGTCGTCCGGCGTCACCGCCGTCTCGGCGCTGTGGTCCGGCCTCAACGTCGCTGCGCAAACCGCCTGGGACACGCTGGTGGCCGGCGCCAAGGGCGCGGCGTCCGCGATCAACGCGCTGTTCGCCAACATCATCGGCTACCTGTTCGGCAATCAGCTGGCGAGCGATCTGCAATCAGCCTTGCCGCTGTGGGACCAGATGGCCGCTGCTGCCGAATCCGCGATGGCGCGGGTCAATGCCGCGGTCGCGAGCGCGACCGCCGCGGTGAACCAGTTGAGTGCTGCCCTGCAGCAAGCGGCGGCAACGGCCCGTGCCGCGCAATCGGCGATGCAGGAGGCTGCCGCCGGCGGTGGCGCGGCAGGCTATGCGCGCGGCGGCCCCATTCGCGGGCGCGGCACGTCAACATCGGATTCGGTTCTGCTGTGGGGTTCACGCGGCGAATTCATGCAGCCGGCGCACGCGGTGCGCCATTACGGCCTCGCCTTCATGGAGGCGGTGCGCACGCTGCGCTTGCCCATTCCGCGCCTTGCGACCGGCGGGCTTATCGACGGGCTGTCGAATGCCTTGATGAGCCCGCTCGCGCCGTCGCTGGCAATGCCCCAACCGGCGCCGATCGCAGCCGGCCCGACGCGTATTCTCAACCTGACCATCGGCAACGAGACGTTCGGCGGCTTGGCTGCCGATGAGGACACCATGGAGCGGCTGACGCGCTTTGCCGTGCGCCAGCAGTTGCGCTCGTCGGGGCGTAAGCCGGGCTGGAATCGCTGAAGGGGATCATAGATGGCGGGCGAAACCGTGCTCTCGCTTCTGGGGCTCGGGGTGCCCGCCTATTCCGCGCGCGGCCTTACTCAAACCCTGGAGCCGCTCGACCAGGCCACCAGTCTGGCGCGCACCATCAATGGCGAGCTGATCGATCTGTCGCGCGCCGAATTCCGCAAATACAAGTCGACCATCAGCGGCACCGATCAGCGCCCGCCGTCCTGTGACGGGCTCTGGCCTGGGCGCCAGATCGTCGTCGACTGCGTCGAGGAGCTTGCCTATCCGGATGGCGGCACGCCGCAGCGGCCGGTGGTCGTAGGCTCGTCGTTTTCCGAAGAAGGTTTCACCTACTACCGGCCGCGGCTGACCATGGTGGTGACGGATTTCCAGCTGTCGCGCGATGAATACGGCGCGCAAGTCGGTTGGTCGATGAGTCTCGAAGAAAAATGAACGCCGATTTCACCGATCAAGCGAGCTTACGCGCACGCCTTCGCATCGGCAGCATCGGGCCATTCTACTTCGCATGGGCGGACAAGAATGAGGAGTTCGATCCGGCGGTGCATGCCCGTATCGACGAGGATGTTTTCAAGTTCGATGTCGATCACAGTGAGGGGGATTTCGCGACGCTGACTGCGATCGTGCGCAATCCGCGCATCGGCCTCTTGGCGCCCACGCGCCGCGTCTGGGTCTGGCTCGCCTGGCAGAATGGCTCCGACCTCGCGCCCCTGTTCTACGGCCGGCTGGTCGGCGTGCCGACCGACATCAACGAGGAACTGGTAACGCTTGTCTTCACCGCGCGCCCGGCCGATTTCGTCGCGCTGAAAGCGGCGAAGGCCGAAACGTTGAAGGTACGGCCCTATTACGATCCGATCTGGATCAACCCCGATGCGCTCGATGATCCCGATACCGTCCTCGAAGCCCGCTCAGCTCTCTGGTCGATCGATCGCGTCACCCACGAGGTGGATATCTCCGACGTGCTGGTCGGCGAGGATGGCATCGAGGATTTTCAGCCGGACGAAGTGCCCTACGACTCGGTCAAGATCAATCTCGGCGAGACGCCGCTGCGCAGCGTCTCGGTCGACGCGACCATCAACTGGACGCAAAGCGCATCGGGCACACTGCCGTTCGGGTTGAACGTTGCGACCTACACCGGGCAGTCGCTGATCTCGGATTGGCCGAAGCCGGGCGCGACGCTGGGCGGCGGCTGGACGGTCACCGCCGCCTCGGCGCGCGACCTCAACGATGTCGAGAACGTCGATACGGTCAATTGCAGCGTCAACTGGCAAAACCAGGAGAAGAAGCACGCAACCGGCGACACCATGTCGGTCAGCATTTCGAGCTCGGTGCCGATCATGCGCGGCCCGTACCTTTATACCGACCTGATGCGGAAATTTCAGACCGGTGTCATCGATGAAGGCGGGCCGGACAGCGATCCGGTCAATATCCCCGCGACGCAGGAGAGCACCGGGCTTTATGTGCCGCTCTGGCAAGTCCAGGCGAACATGACGCTCAAATACGACGCCAACCGGCCGCGCAAGGAGCACGCGCGCTTTACACTGACCACCAACGTGCAGGACATTGTGACGCTGGCCGAGGACGCCGATGTTCTGGCGATCAGTTTGGACTCGCAGGATGTCGGCGCCGCCGTCGCCGACGGCCCGCCGCCCATCGGCTATCTCGGGCGGCGCTCGTATCTACCCACCGATCGCGGGCTGTGGAGCCTAGAATATCTCATTGCGCTTGCGCGTGCGCATCTTCTGATCCGCTCGCGCTGCGTCGAGATCACCTTTGCCTGCACCTTTGAGCGCGCCATCACGCTCTCCTGCCGGAAGAACGCGCGGCTGTTCGACGACCGCCTGCCGGGCAGGGAGGCCCTCGGCAAGATCATCGACTACAAATTCGGCGTCGATGGCTCGAACGGCGTCGCCATCGGGTCCGTTACGATCGGCTGCGCCATCGGCTACGGTGGCGCGGTGCAGGAGCAGCCGGGCGATCCGTCCTATGCGGCGGAAGGCTATATGGCGCGCGGCTTTCAGGCATACCGCAATGTCGAGGTGGCGTTGCCGGCGAGCGATGTGAGCTATGCGCCGCCCATTGACGCGCCGAATGACGACGGGCTGGTCTTTCCGCTGTCGAAAAGCCAGGCGACGGTGCGCGAGCAGGTGCACGGCTCGGCGGACGCGCAGGGCGGCGCCATTCAGGCGTCGTTCCCCATCGATATCGAAGTCAACAACGCGCAGCCGCAGAACGTGAACGAGCAGAACCGCAACGCGGCGCTGCAATCGCAGACCACGACCGAAATCCTCAAAGGCAATGCCGTCTGGTACGACCTCGAATTAAAGCCCGTCGCCGGCATGTCATTCGAGACGGCCTACGACATCGCCGTGTCCGAGTTGAAAGTGCCGAAGATGATCGATCTTGAGGCCGCATCGTCATGACCAGCCTTGAGCGCATCGTGCGGCCGTTCCAGTCAAGGGACGTGACGCCGCCGCAGCGGATTTTAAATCCCAGCGAGCCGCCGGTCGACAACGTTCTGATCCAGTGCGGACAGACCGGTTCGACCAAGACGTTCAATTCGAGCTTCAGCAGCACGATCACGTCCTACGTCGAGAGCAAGCATCGCGAACTCACCCGCGAAACCAGCATCAAGCGGATCACCAATCAGGATGATGATTTGCAATACGTCGATGTCGAATTGATCGACAAGCTCAAAACCTCCGGCGTCAACGGCCAGGAGACGACCTTCACCTACAAGAACAAGAGCAATGGCGCTTGATCCTCCATGGCGGCTCGACCCTCACCAAAGCATTGTCGAGGTCAGCTGGGGCGCCGCGAGGATTGCCGCACTGGTCTTGAGCGTCGATTATGCCGGCGGCGATGCTTTCAGCGATACGCCGACATTGAGCGGCCTGCCGTTCGGCACCACGTTCAATCTGCTGGCTCAGATCGGCGCGCCGGGTGACACGCCGATCGTCAATCCGTTTTCGTCCGCCATGCTGGCCCACGAATATATGTGGAGTCGCGCGCCGTGGTCCGATTCGCATTCGGAAAGCCAGACTTATGAGGCAACCGTCGTCGACGAGGCGATCTGGAATGGTTGGGCCTACGGCGGTGGCTCGCCGCTCGGCGGCGTGCGCGTCCCTTACCACGACGGCGTGCCCGACCAGGACGTGCTGCAACAGGCCATCGACGGCTGGGTCGAAGGCTACGGCATCCCCGCCGACCAGATCTATTGGATCATCTGGGAGGTCACCGCCTCGCACACTGAACTCCAGACGATCAATCAGTTCTTTTATTCCGCGCATGCGATCGTCTTTTTCAATCTCGGCCGGATCAAAGAGCTGATCAGCCCGTCCCGCTCACTGATTTTTGAGATCGCGACGGCCGGCGCATCGAGCAGCACCTATTACCGATGGGCGCTTAGCCTCGGCACCTATAAGGGCTCGCGCGATTTCCCCTCGGACGCTCAATGCAATCCCGCCTGGGCCGGCATGCCGGTTGCTGCTGCCGGTACCGCAAGCCCGAACGTGCCTGAGACCGCGATGCCGGCCTGCACCAGCTCTTTCGCGATTGATCTCGACAGTCTTGAGGTCACCGCCGAACGCCTGCCTTGAGAAAAAGCAATGGTCGCCCTGAAATATCGTACCGACGACAACGCCCAATGGGGCGCCGGCCTTGGTCGCGATCTCCAGCCTGGGGAAATCGACCAGAATTTCTATGACGTTGAACAGCGGCTGGAGGCGGTCGAGCAGAACCCGGTGCTGCCCAACGAGATCGAAGCGATCAGCGTTGACGGCAACCGGATGACGATCACCATGGCCGATCATACGGTGTTCGGCCCTTACGTGCTGCCGCAAGCCGCGTTCCGCTTTACCGGCGCATTTCAACCCAACCACGATTACCGGCTTTACGATTTTCTGGTCGCCAATGACGGCCTCTACCTTGTGCTGCACGATTTTACCTCGGGCGAGGCTTTCGTGTTCGGCGCGGACGCGCAAGGCCCGTTCTATCAATTCATCATGCCGTTCCCGAGCAACTACGACATCGCCTTCTTCTTCCCGGGTCCGCCCGGCTTGGGGCTCGTCGACGGCGCGGCGATGTTCGCCTTTCGCGCGTCGGCCCGCACGCCGTTCTATCTGCCGGCCGGCTTGGCTTCCTCCTCGGCAGGGCTTGCCGTCGCGCCGGCCGCCGCGCTGTCCTGCGCGCTCTACCAGGATGCCACGCAAATCGGCACGCTGGATTTCGCGGCCGGCAACACGGCCGGCACCTTCACGTTCGACCAGGCCGTCCAGTTCAACGCCGGCAACACGCTGCGCGTCATGCGCCCGGCGGTGCTCGATGACACTGCGTTCGATCTGAGCATTCTCATCGCCGCGGTGAAGGGAACGCTGTGAGATGGCGACCCCGCTGGTAGCGGTCGCCTGGGGCGGCGCCGATAATCCACGCGGCGCCTGGTCGGCCGACGACGCGGCAAGCTGGACGACCGTCAATCTTCCGACTTTTGCTAACGGCAGTGGCGGAAGCTGGTCGGGCTTGGCCTATTCGCCCAAGCTCGCGATGTTCGTTGCCATCGCCAGCGGCGGCGACAACAACAACAATGCGGTCGCGCGTTCGACCGACAACGGCCATAGCTGGACCGGGACCGCCGTTCCAAATCAAAACAGCTGGACGATGAACGGCATCTGCTGGGCCGGCGTCCTTGGGCTGTTCGTCATCGTCACGTCGGCCGGACCGACCACCAGCACGCGCGTCCTGACATCGCCGGATGGCGTCAATTGGACCGCGCGCACTTTGCCGGTGACCGGCGTCGCGCTGAATTCGGTCTGTTGGTCGTCCGATCTCGGCCTCTTGGTCGCCGTCGGCGACAACAACGCGGTCTTTACCTCGCCGGACGCGATCAATTGGAGCCAAGCCGCCGCGCCTGCCGCGAGCAAAAACTGGCGCTTCATCGTCTGGGCCGCCGGCGCCGTCCAGAAATTCTGCATGATCGCTGGCAACGCCAGCGGCAACAACGACTACGCCTATTGCAGCGATCCGACATCGGCGGCCTGGTCGCAGAAAGCGCTGACCGGCTCGGCCTACGACTGGCAATCGTTGGCCTATTCGCCGGGCCTCGACATGCTGATGGTGGTCGGCGGCAACACCGGCGTCATTGCCCGCTCGACCGACGGCGTCAATTACACGCAACTTGCGAGCGGCCTTGGCGGCACGCGCTTCGATCATGCCTGCTGGTCAGATAGCGGCCTCTGGCTCGTCATCGGCGCCAACACACTCTACACGTCGGCGAATGGCGTCGCCTGGGCGGCGGGCACGTCACCCTCGACGCTGAGCTGGCATCGCCTGGTGGCGGCGAATGCGCTGCCGCTCGCCGGCAATCTGCGGGTCAATTTCTCCGACAGTGCGGCGCTCGCACTCAATGCGCGCGTCCCCATCCCTCCTGGCGCACACTTCTGGTGGCGCGTCTATATCGAGGCCAACAACGCCGATTCCTACACGTCGATCGGCGAGGTCTATATGCGCGCCTCGCCCGGCGGCGCCGACCTGTGCGTGGGCGGCACCGCGCTCGAAAGCGGCCATAGCGGCTCCGATGTCGCGGCGAACGTCTTCAACCGCAGCGAGGGGAATCGCTGGGCGACGGTCGGTTCTTCCGGCGTCTGGGTCGGCTATCGTTTCCCGATCCGGCAGCGAATCGTCGAATTCGCGCTCAAGGCCGATACCTCGTACCTCACGCAAGTTCCGAAGCGCTTCTGGCTCGAATGGTCGGACGACGGGGTCAACTGGCGCACCGCGATCGGCGCGGTCAACGAAACCGGCTGGACCAATCTCCAAACGCGCACGTTCACCAAGCCGGCGCTGGTTGCCGGCGCGGCAGAAACTTGGGGCCTGCGCTGCCTCGACAAGATGTCGAGCGGCGCCTTCGGCAGCGCCGATTACGTCGAAATCCAGGAGCTTGAATTTCGCGATAGTAACGGCGTCGATCTGACCGATGCCGGCAGCGGGACGGCCATCGAGTCCTCGCACAATTCGAGCTACGCGGCGGCCAACGCCTTCGACAACAATGCTAGCACGCGCTGGCAGGCCGGGGCGAACGGCAAGCAATATGTCGGCTACACCTTCCCGTCAGCGGTCGCCCCGGCCGTCCTTACCATGCGGGTGCAGAACACGTCCGAATACAATCTGGCGCCGCTCAATTTCGATGTTCTGATTTCGCACGAGGCGCAAGTGTTCGGCGCGGTCCTGGCCGTGCCGACGCTGCCGGCCTGGACGCAAAATCTACAACGCGCCTTCGATCTCGCCGGTGACGGCACGCCGCTCGGCCCCTCGATTGACGGCCAAGCCAACGCGAATTTTTCCGGTACCGCGACCGGGAACGTCGCGCTGACGACTACGCAGCCGGACGATATCGTCGTCGCGATCGTCCATACCGAGACGACCGGCAGCAATGGCTATCGCCCGGTTGGCAGCGTCACCGACACGGCCGGCTTGTCGTGGCAGCGGCGGGCGCAATACCAGTGGGCCGGCGGTCGCAATACCAATTCGAACACGCTGGAAATCTGGTGGGCGCATGCGCCGGCTGCGCTCACCGCCGATACGATCACCGCGCACATTTCCGGCGGCAATGTCGACGACGCGACGATTCTGGCTTTCGGCATTGCCGGTGCCGATGTCAACGAGCCCTTCGACACGAACGCGAGCCTGCCGGCGACCGCGACTGGTGGCGCATCGAGTGCGAGCACGCCGAGCCTTGCGGGCGTTGCAACCGATGCCGCCCGCGCGCTGATCCTCGCCGTCGCCGCTTCGCCGCGCACCGGCGGGACGAGCTCATCGTCTGCCGATTTCACGACGCTGGCGAATTTCACCAATAGCGGCGGCACTGATTGGTCGTCGCAACAAAGCGAATACAAGCTCGCGACCGCCGCGCTCACTGACGCGACCGTCGCGTTCGGCACGTCCTTCACGATCCTGAATTGGGGCTTGATCGTCGATGCCATCAAGGCCCCGCCCGCCGGCATCCCGCCGCTCGAACTGACGGCGGCGTTGGCCGAGGATGGGGGCTTCGAGGCGGCGATCACCATCATCTTAGCCCCGCTGGAATTGGCCGCCGCGTTCGCTGACGATGCGACGCTGGCGCCGATGATCGGCCTCTGGGCGCCGCTTCATCTCGCCGCCGCTTTCGGCGAGGACGCGGCATTCGTGGCAGCGATCACGGTTCTGCCGGCACCGCTCCATCTGGCCGCGGATCTCGCCGACGGTGCGGCGTTTGCCGCCTATCTGACCGTCGGCGCGGCGGCCCTGCGGCTCGCGGCCAATCTCACCGACCAGGCGGCGCTCGCCGCGCGCGCGACGCTGTTCGCCGCGATAGCGCTCTCGGCCGCATTCAACGACGACGCCGCGCTCGCGGCGCCAGTGACAATCGGGTTTCAGCCCCACGCACCGTCGATCCAGGTGGTCGTGGTGCTGAGTTGGTAACCAACGGAGAAAAATCATGGCATCTGATATGAGCGTCTATCTCGGCAACAAGGTCTGCCGCTGGCTTGCCGGCAATGCAATGCCGGCGGCGCCCGCCGCCTGCTACGTCGGGCTATTCAACGGCAATCCGAAAGCGAGCGGGACCGAGGTCACCGCGACCATCCGCGCCGCCGGCCGCCTCGCGATTACCTTCGACGCGATCGCCGACGATGGTGTCGACAACGAAGTCACGAATTCAGCCGATGTCGATTTCGGCGAGGCGGCTGGCGATGTCGCCAACCTGGACTATGTCGGCATCTTCGACGCCGCATCGGGCGGCAACCTGCTGTTCGGCAAGGCCCTGCCGGGCGGACCCTTTGCGGTCGCTACCGGCACGCCCATCAAGTTCCTGACCGGCGACCTGACTTTTACCATCGGCGCCGCGAGCTAGTCGCAAGCGCGGATCAAACCGCGCCCTTCCCCTAAATCCCAAAACTGACGGCTCGGCTGTCGGCGCGCGCCGCGCGCCGCACACGCACATGCGCGTCTTTAAGGCGAGCCGATCTCGGAATGACGGCGCGCAGGTCGGCTCGCCGCCGCCTGATCCGGTATCGGCCGACAAATCCGTAAATACAGCGAGGACTTGATGCACTGGACCTATGCGCCCGCGATGGAGCAAGGCGTGTTTCCGCACGAAGGCGGATACACCAACGACCCGCGCGATCCCGGTGGCCCGACCAATTGGGGCATCACCATCTATGACGCGCGCAAATACTGGAAATCGAACGCCACCGCCGCCGATGTGAAGGCAATGCCCAAATCGGTCGCCGAGGCGATCTACTGGCCGCACTACGCGGTTCCGCTCTGCTACGACGACCTCCCCGCCGGTCCAGATTACGCGGCCCTCGATTACGGCATCAATTCCGGCGTCAGCCGCGCCGCCAAAGTCGTGCAGCGCCTCGTCGGCATGAACAATGTCGACGGCAACATTGGCCCGGCAACGCTTGCCGCCATCGGTCGGCGCGACCCCGAGGCGCTCGTCAACGCGATCTGTGACGAGCGCATGGCATTCCTGCGCTCGCTCAAGACATTCTCGGCGTTCGGCAATGGCTGGTCGCGACGCGTGAGCGAGGTTCGAGCGCTGGCGCTGCATTTTGCCGATCAGGCAAAGCACATGGCGCCGCAGGTTACGCCGACGCAGACCGACGAGACGATGGCAAAGGGCGTTATCCCGCCGCCGACGGCGGCAAAGAAGGTCATCCAGGTTGGCGGCGGCGGCGCGGCGGCAGGCACGGCCGGCGGCTTCCACGAATGGGTCGTCGCGCATCCGATCGAAACTGGCGGGCTGGCGCTCGGCGTCATCGTGATGATCGGCGGCACCATCTACGCGATCAATCGAAACTACCAGGAGCGGCAGGATGCGCCGACACCAGGCATCGCGGTGGTGCCCGAAAAAGCCGCAGCCTGAAATTTTTTCACGCAAAAACGGAGTCAGTCATGAACCTGCTTTTATGGTGCGCGCTGGTCGTGTTTCTGGCGTGGGCCTACATCTTCTTCGGCCGCCCCCTGCTGATGAAACGTTTCCGCACGCTTTGGGGCTATATCGACCCGGTAGAGCGCTGGCTGGTCGACCACTCGCGCACGCTCATCATCGCGCGCCTTTATTGGGTCGGCGGCATTGTCATCGCCATTCATGACACGCTGGCGTCCTACGGCATGGATTGGACGCCGCTGGTCAACGAGGTCACCAACCTGATCCCGCAGCAATACCGGGCGTTGGCGCTGGCGGGATTCCTCGCGGTGACTGGCGTCGCCTTCGAATGGCTGCGCCGCGTTACGCGCGAAAGCCTGGCCGACAAGAAGGGCTGACCGATGTTCGAATGGCTCGCATCGGCCGCCGCGTCGGCGGTGTTCAAGCTGTTCGGCGACAATATCGTCCAGCCGCTCTTGAATGCCTATCTAAAGTCCAAGGACGTCGACCTCGAAAAGTTCAGAACCGCCAACGTCTCGACCGAACACCTGGCGGTCGCGGTGCTGGACGCCAATGTCCGGTTCGCGCAGGTCAAGTCGCAATATGCGCTTGCCGTGCTGCAATGGTGGTCGTTCCGCGTCATCCTTTGGGTTATCCTCGCCATCGCTGCCACACGCTTTTGCCTCATCATGATCGACTCGACATGGTGGTGGATCTTCGGCTGCTCGATCAATGGCCGGCATGTTGTAGGCGACGCTTGCTCCTGGAGCATCCCGGCGATTCATGGCACCTACGGCGCGGCCGAGTTTGAGTACATCCTGTTCTTCGTGATCGCCAAGCCGGTCGATACCGCGATCTCGGGCGCGCTGGGCTTGGTGAGCCGCTACCTGGAGCAAAGCCGATGA